GATTGATTTGTTGCATTAGGTGTAAAAGAAACTATATCATCTTTATTGATAACATAAACTGCTTTTATACCTCCTCTTCTGTTCTCATCAGCACAACTAATAAGAACGTCTGTTGTAATTTCTGCCATTTTTTTTATTTATTATAAGTTAAAAAATACCCCCACATATTAGTGAGGGCTTTTATATTCTACCAGTAGAAAGAGATTAGTTCACCGAAAACAAACTGAACACCCATTTTGTACTTAGCAATGATTTTTAACAATTCATCATCATCATCATTTGATCTAAATTTCAATTGAGCTTCAGGATCATTAACATCAGAACCAATTACTAGGTTTTCATCTGCAGTATAAACTAACATATTTTTTCCTATATCAATTCCTAAACCACCTGAGTTAGGGTTAGTAGCATCTGCTAATTGAGTGTCCCAACCTGTGATAGTAATTATTGGAATACCTCTAAAAGTTAATTGAGAATTTCCTTGCCCGTCAATAAGTCTAGATAAACCTAAGTTATTACCAGTACCTAATTGCTCATAAGTAGTAGTTAAGTTATCTTCAATAGTACAAGTAACTCTAATTGATTTCTTGTTATTTGGTACTTGTCTTAATACTTTAGTTTGGTTTTCATAAACTGACTTTAAAAGCTCATAAGCTCCATCAGCTACTAAATCACCATTAG